CTAAAGAAAACCGCCTTCCATGGAATGATAATAAAGCACAAAAATCTGCACAAGAAGCCTTTGAAAGAATGTTTAATTTGAAATGGACCCCACCAGGACGTGGCATGTGGGCATTTGGTACTCCAATGACTATGGAGAAGAAAAACTCTGCTGCCCTTCAAAATTGTGCAATGGTATCAACAAGAGACCTAGATAAAAATGACCCAGGTGCATTATTTGCATGGGTAATGGATGCACTTATGCTTGGCATTGGAGTTGGATTTGATACTGTAGGAGCAGAAAAAGAATTTCCTATTTATGCCCCAACAGAACCAGCATTTACTTATGAAATTCCAGATACCCGTGAAGGTTGGGTAGAATCAATAAGAATGTTGTTAAATTCTTATCTAAGACCGCATCAAGCAATTCAAGAATTCAATTATGACTTGATCCGTCCGCTGGGAGCCCCTATAAAAGGCTTTGGAGGCGTTGCAAGCGGTCCGCAGCCACTTATTGACCTTCATAACCGTATTCGTAATGTAATCGGTGGTAGAGCAGGAGAGACCCTAGATTCACGTGCTATTGTAGATATTGTAAATCTAATTGGTACATGCGTTGTTGCAGGAAATGTTCGTCGCTCTGCTACCCTTGCACTAGGTGCTGCTGGAGATGAAGATTTTATTAATCTAAAAAATGCAGAAGTATTCCCAGATAGAAATTCATATGATCCAGAAAAACCAGGATGGGCATGGATGTCTAATAATTCAATTTCTGCAACGGTAGGAACAAATTATGATGATTATGTAGATCTAATCGTAAACAATGGAGAGCCAGGATTTATTTGGTTAGATGTTGCTAGAAACTATGGAAGATTAAAAGATGCTCCAGATGGAAAAGATTATCGTGTTATGGGATTTAATCCATGTGCAGAGCAACCATTAGAATCTTATGAACTTTGCACACTTGTAGAAGTACATTTAAATCGTCATGAATCAAAAGAAGATTTCTTGCGTACCTTGAAATTTGCATATCTGTATGGTAAGACAGTTACGCTTATTCCAACACATTGGCAACAAACAAATGGAATCATGCAGCGTAATCGTCGTATTGGAACATCTTTAACTGGCATTGCCTCATTTGCAGATAAGAAGGGACTGCCATCAGTTCGTGAATGGATGGACGAAGGATATAATACAATTCGTAAATACGATCACACATATTCTGAATGGCTATGTGTTCGTGAATCAATTCGTGTAACAACTGTAAAACCATCAGGCTCAGTGTCAATTCTTTCTGGTGCAACCCCAGGAGTTCACTGGGCTCCAGGAGGAGATTACTTCCTTCGTGCTATTCGCTTTGGAGAAACAGATCCAATGATTCATTTGTTCAAAGCTGCGGGGTATAAGATTGAAAAAGATCTTGTATCAGCAAATACACAAGTAGTATATTTCCCAGTTCATTCTGGACATCCAAGATCAGAAAAGGATGTAACATTATTTGAAAAGATAGCACTTGCTGCTACTGCTCAAAAATATTGGTCTGATAATGGTGTTTCTGTTACCCTTTCATTTGATAAGGAAACAGAATCCAAGCATGTTGCTCCAGCCCTACACATGTATGAGGGGCAATTGAAGGCGTTATCATTCTTGCCAATGGGTAATACTGTTTATCCACAGCAACCATATACACAAATCACAAAAGAAGAATATGAATCATATATTGGTAAGATTAAGAAGATTAATTGGTCTGCTATTTATGATGGTAAAGATAATCTTGATGCAGAATCTGAGAAATACTGTACTACGGATAGTTGTGAGATAAAAATAGGGTAAAATGGTAAGTCGGGGGTATCAAATTACTATTATCTGGTATACTTATGGTTATGAGCAATAACGTCAATCCTTTTATCAACCCAAAAACTGGCAAACCTATTGTCAATAATGTACGCCGTCAAGTTATTGAAAAGAAATATAACTGGGGTCTGTATGTTTATAAAAAATCAAATGGTAAATGGTTTACAGACGGAGAAGGAAATGTTTTAAATATTCCTGCTGTTCGTGGTGATTTAACAAAAATCTCAGAATTAAAACAGGCAGCAAAATATTATGGCGATGATGGTGAAGGAGAAGCCATATTTGTTCCAGGGCTTACAAGAATCTCTGAAGAAGAGCACAGTGAGCAAATGGATAGATTTAAAAATGGATTGCTTCCATCTATGAATGACCTTGGTGCTATTCATGCTGCACAGCAAACATTAAAAACACACGGAAGAGATGCATACGAAAATGGATAGAGATTTTGAATTTATTCAAGCAAGTTTAAATACACAGCCAACAAGAGAAAATCAATTTGCTAGCCATGATCCTTTTAATAAATCATGGGATGATTTGAAAAATTTTGCAGGCATTGATAATAACTTTAAGCGCCGTGCAGCAAGAAATTTAAATAAAGCAGTAGCAACAGAAGATCCAAGATACCTTGACTCTGCTAACGCAAACCCAACAGGTCAAGACTCAGGATCAAAAGCTATCAATCCTGGCACGGTATATAGAAACGGCTATGGACTATTTGATGTAATTACACCACCATATAACATGTATGAATTAGCAAACTTCTATGATACAAATTTTGCAAACCATGCCGCTATTGATGCTAAAGTGGAAAATGTTGTTGGTCTTGGATACCGCTTTGATATTACAGATAGAACAATGCTTAGCTTTGAGTTGAGCGATGATCAAGATCGTGTTGCTCGTGCAAGAAACAGAATTGAAAGAGCAAAAATTGAATTACGTGATTGGCTTGAATCATTAAATGATGATGATTCATTTACAACAATTATGGAAAAAGTATATACAGATTTACAGGCTACAGGAAATGGTTTTATTGAAGTAGGTAGAACAGTATCTGGAGAGATTGGATATGTTGGACATATTCCAGCGACTACAGTTCGTGTTCGTCGTCTTCGTGATGGCTATCTACAAATCATTGGACAAAAACTTGTTTACTTCCGTAACTTCGGCGGTACAAATCCAAATCCAGTAACAGCAGATCCACGTCCTAATGAAATTATTCATCTAAAGCAATATTCTCCACTAAATACATTTTATGGCATTCCAGATATTCTTGCTGCCATGCCATCTCTAATCGGAGACCAACTTGCTTCACAATACAACATTGATTATTTTGAAAACAAAGCGGTACCAAGATATGTTATTACAGTAAAGGGTGCAAAGCTATCTGCTGACGCAGAAGACAAGATGTTTAGATTCTTACAAACAGGTCTAAAATCACAATCACACAGAACCCTATATATTCCACTTCCTGGAGATACTGATAATAATAAGGTTGAGTTTAAAATGGAGCCAATTGAAAACGGTATCCAAGAAGGCTCATTTAAAGAGTATCGTAAACAAAATCGTGATGATATTTTGATAGCACATCAAGTTCCAATTTCTAAACTTGGTGGTGCTGATTCTGCTGCTATTGCTGCTGCTATTTCTCAAGATCGTACATTTAAAGAGCAGGTATCTCGTCCAGCACAAAAATATTTAGAAAAGATTGTTAATAAGATTATTAAAGAAAAGACTGATATTTTAGAGCTTAAATTCAACGAACTTACTCTTACGGATGAAATTGCACAGTCCCAGATTATTGAGCGTTATGTTAAGACTCAGGTTATCACTCCAAATGAGGCTCGTGAAATGTTAGATATGCCACAAAGATCTGACGGGGATGAGCCTTTCGTTATGAGCCCAAGACAGGCTACTGATGCTAGGGCTAACTTGGCGGGTAACAGAGAAAGAGACGCAGAACGAACAAATAATAATTCAGATTCCCCAACTACTATATCTGGCAGAAATGCACAGGGTGAAGGTAGATCATCTCAATAATTGAGAAGCTATTATAAAGGAATGATATAATTATTCTGCCATGAATATAAATAAAGCACATTGGATTACTGATGGCGACAGCGTTCGCTTTTCTATGCCTATCGGCAAGGTTGATCAAGAGCGCAGAATCGTTTCTGGTTTTGCTACCCTTGATAACATTGATAAGCAGAACGACATCGTAACTACCGAGGCAAGTTTAGCAGCATTTAAGAAATTCCGTGGGAATCTTCGTGAGATGCACCAACCAACTGCGGTAGGCAAAGTAGTTTCATTTAAAGAAGATAGATACTTTGATCCACAAACTAAAAAGTTTTATAGTGGAGTATATGTATCAGCATATGTTTCTAAAGGTGCACAAGATACATGGGAAAAAGTTCTTGATGGTACACTAACAGGTTTTTCAATCGGTGGGAATATAAAGAAGTTTGATGATGATTTTGATGAAAAAATGGAAAAGCCAGTACGTGTTATTAAGGAATATGAATTACATGAATTATCATTAGTAGATAATCCAGCAAATCAATTTGCAAACGTAATCTCTATTGAAAAAGGAGAGCTTGGCGGCTTTCTTGCAAAAGCAGTAGTTGATAATGTTTATTGGTGCAGTTCTGATGATATCGTAAGACTTTCAAAAGATTCTGATGAAAGTTGTCCATCTTGCAGTTGCTCTATGAAAAATATTGGTTTCGTAGAAGATGCAAATGATGTTGAAACAGTAAAGTTCTTAGTTGATAGTGCAAAAGGCATTAGTACAATTAAGATTACAAAGGAGGAAAATCCTATGACAGAAGAAACAACAGTTGTTGAAGAGACTTTAGAAAAGTCTGACACAGCAGTAGTTGCAGATGTTGAGGTTGCTCCAGAGGCTCCAGCAGAAGCACCAGCTGATGTTGTAGCAGAGGCTCCAGTTGCTGAAGAAGCAGCAGAGCCAGTGGCAGAGACAGTTGCTGAAGAAGTTGCTCCAGCTGCTGATGATGTAGCAGAAAAATCAGTTGATGCAGTTGTTGATACAGCAGCAGAAATTGCAAAGTCTGTTGCAGAAATCAATGACTCTCTAACTAATGCCTTGAGCAATCTTGCAGAAACAGTTAAGGCTATGCAAGCCAATGTTGATGCAATCACAAAGTCCCTTGAAACAGTTACAGGCGAAGTAAAGTCTGTAGCAAATGAGGTAAGCCAAGTAAAGGGTACTTTTAATGAGTTTGGAAAGCGAGTAGATGCTGTTGAGCAAGATACAGCTTTCCGCAAGTCTGGCGATCTAGGCGAGATCGTGCAGGAGTTTTCAGAAGTGAAGACTCAAAAATCCCTATGGGGCGGACGTTTCCTCAAAACAGCCGACCTATTTAACTAACATAATTCACTAGGAGGTGAACAATATGTCGGAACAAGAAATCGTAAAGAATTACCCAGGTAACCCAACTGAAGCTCATCAACACGACGGCCAAGGTGCATTTGCATCAGGCGGTGTTGGATCAGCAACAGTAACAGGTCCAGATGGTAATCTTTCTCCAGCTGCTTCACTCGGTAACATTGCTTCAGCCAATTTTGGCTCAAGCGGTGCTAACGCAGTAAATCCAACTGGTACACCTGGTGGTATTCTAGCACCAGAGCAAGCTCGCCGCTTCATCGACTACGTGTGGGATGCAACAGTTCTCGCCAAAGATGGTCGTAGAGTTACAATGCGAGCAAACACTATGGAGATCGAAAAGGTCAACGTAGGTGAGCGTGTAATCCGTGCAGCAGCTCAGGCTGACAGCACATACACAAATGCTGGCGCAACATTCACTAAGGTA